ACCAGTCAGTTGAGGGACTCTACGGACACTCTCCTGACCACAGACAACTTTAACGGAAGCCTGACCTTCACACTGATTGACCCTAATGCGGGTCAGTTTGAACTATCCGCATCCTCTACCGCTACGGCTGAGTGGCCTGCCAGAGAGTATGACTGTGACGTACAGTTTATTGACACCGACAACGAAACAAGCTCTTCCGAGACATTTAAGATCAAAGTTATTAAAGACATTACGAGGGTATAATGGCTAAATACGAATTGGTGGTGACGAGCGATGACGCTCTGTCCAGCCCTCTAACTCTCACTGTACTTAACTCTGTAGGCCCCCGTGGTCCTGCTGGCCCTGCCGGTCCTACTGGTCCCGCCGGGGCTACTACTTTTGCTGACCTTACGGACGTAGACAGTTCTGGTGCTACCACTGGTCAGCTTCTACAAGCGGATGGTGATGACACCTTCAGCTTCGTTACTGTTGCTGGTGCTACTAACACCCTTGATGACGTAACTGACAATGGTAATACCACTACTAACGACATCTCTGTAGGTGGTGTAACAGCTACGTCTCTTAATACTCACACGATCCCCGGTGGGACTGGCACCCTTGCTCTTACTTCCGATGTTCCTACTGTAGACCTTGATGACGTAACTGATAACGGCAACACTACCACTAACAGTATCTCCGTAGGGGGTATCACCGCTACCTCCCTTAACACGCATACGATCCCGTCTGGCACCGGCACTCTTGCCAAGACCTCTGACATCCCCACGAACAACAATCAGCTTACTAACGGCGCTGGTTACATCACCGACTACACCGTAACCCAAGGCGACGTAACTGCACACCAAGCGGCTCTGTCTATCACTGAGAGTCAAATCTCTGATCTGGGGACTTACCTTACTGCCGAGACTAACGACCTTAGCTCCACTGTAACTTGGGCTAACGTACCTGATGCCAACATCACCGAAAGCTCTGTCACTCAGCACCAAGCCGCTCTGAGCATCACTGAGAGTCAGATTAGTGACCTTGGCACCTACATTCCTACGTCACAGAAGGGTACTGCTGGTGGTGTAGCCTCTTTGGATGGCAGCGGTCTGGTTCCTACCAACCAGCTTCCTAGCTATGTAGACGACGTTGAAGAGTACACCAACTATGCCAGCTTCCCCGGCACTGGTGAGACTGGTAAGATTTATGTAGACCTTGCTACCGGCGACATCTACCGCTGGTCTGGTTCTGCCTATGTCCAGATTAACGATGCTGTATCCTCTGCCGACCAAGCTACTCAGCTTGCTACGGCTCGTACCATTTCCCTTGGTGGGGATGTCTCAGGCTCTACGTCTTTTGATGGCACAGCAGACGTTACGATCACTGCCACTGTAGCAGACGACAGCCACGACCACGTTATCAGTAACGTAGACGGCCTTCAGGCGGCTCTGGACACCAAGATTAACACTGCTGACCTTGCTGACACAGACGCCCTTACCGAAGGCTCTACAAACCTCTACTACACTGATGCTAGGTCACGGCAGGCTATCAGCCTTACTGGTGGCGGTAGTGAACTGAGCTACAACAGTACAACGGGTGAGTTCAGCTACACCAGCCCTACTACTGTGGCCGAGACTAACGCTGTCACTATTGAAGTTAGGAACACTACCGGCAGCACGATTGCTAAAGGCGTCCCTGTTTATATCTCTGGTCACTCAGGGCAGAAAATCTTGGTCGCCCCGGCTGATGCTGATGATGCTAACAAGATGCCAGCTATCGGCCTTATGAGTGCTGCCCTTGATAACAACACCGATGGAACAGTGACAAGCATGGGCTTGATCACCGGGATTGACCTTAGCAGCTTTTCTGTAGGGGACGTTCTTTATGTAGATACTACCCCCGGTGGCTCGACCTTTGGCGGTCTTACGAACACTAAGCCAACTGGTGAAAGCTCTAAGGTTCAGAACCTTGGTAAGGTAGCTAATGCTATCTCCAACGGCGAGTTTGTCATTAGCGGTCCCGGTCGCTCTAACGATACGCCTAACCTTGATGACGGCGACATCTTTATTGGTAACGCCAGTAACCAAGCTGTTACTAGCTCTCTCAGCACTGAGGTTAGCTCGATTGTCGGCAGTCTGAGTCTGAATGCAGACAACATTGGTTCTGGCACTCTGGCTTCTGCTAGGCTCCCTGACCTTACTGTAGCAGACTTTGCAGGGTCAGCGATCATCACTGAGGCTGAGGGCCTTTCTAGCAATGATAACGACACCAGCATTCCCACGGCAGCAGCAGTCATTGACTATGTAGATGGCACGGGGTCTGTAGCTAACGACGCTACCATCACGATTACCGCTGGTACGGGCCTTTCAGATGGTGGCGACTTTACCACTAACCAAGGTGCCGCTGAAACTATCACCATTAACCACACTAACAGTGTGACAGGGGCAACTGTAGCAGAAGGCGGGGCTACCAGAACCCTCTCTTATGGTGACACCTTCAACGTACCGACCTTTACCTTTGACAACCAAGGACATATCTCCGGCACTGGAACTGCGGTAACTCTTACGCTTCCAGCTAGTGACAACACAGATACTACCTACACGGCGGGTGATGGCCTTACTCTTACTGGTACTGACTTTGATGTAGACCTGACTGATACGGTAACCTTCACCTCAACTAACACTGCTAGTAAGGCTGTGGTACGAGATGCTAGTGGTAACTTTGCAGCAGGCACTATCACGGCCAATTTGACTGGTGATGTAACTGGTACTGTAAGCTCTCTGAGCAACCATGACACTGACGACTTAGCTGAGGGCAGTAACCTCTACTACACCTCTGCTCGTTTCGACAGTGCCTTTGGTGGTAAAAGCACTGACAACCTGTCAGAAGGTTCTACAAACCTTTACTACACCGATACGAGAGCTAACTCTGCTTTCGACACTCGGTTAGCCACTAAAGACACTGACGCTCTTAGTGAGGGGTCTACCAACCTCTATCACACCACTGAGCGTGTAGAGGACGCAGTTGCCAATCAGTTTGTAACTGTAGGACAGCACACCGGTATCAGCTTTAGCTATGATGACGCCAATGACGGTGCCATTGATGCTACTGTCAGTCTTGGCACCTTTAGCACTGACAACCTCTCAGAAGGCAGCAGCAACCTCTACTTTACCAATGAGCGAGTAGATGACCGAGTAGACGCTCTGATCACTGATGGCACAGGTGTCACCAGCAATTATGATGACGCCGCTGGCACTTTGACCTTATCCATCGGTCAGGATGTAGCTACAACAAGCAGTGTTACTTTTGCTGGTGTGACTGCCCCTCTGACAGGCAATGTTACTGGTGACGTGACTGGTGATGTTACAGGCGATGTTACCTCTTCAGGAACTTCGACCTTCGCTACGGTAGACATTAATGGTGGCGCTATTGACGGCACTGCCATCGGTGCTAACTCTGCGTCTACTGTAGCTGCTACAACGCTTACCACTACGGGCAACGTAACTGTCGGTGGCGACCTGACCGTTAGCGGAACCACCACAACTGTAAATACTGAAACGGTTGAGATTGCCGACAATCAGATTGTACTGAACAGCAACGCTACTGGATCTCCGACTGAAGACGCTGGTATCGAGATTGAGCGTGGTGATGCCACGAACAAGACCCTTCTTTGGAATGAAAGCGATGATAAGTGGACTGTTGGTTCTGAGACTTTTGTAGCAGGGACTTTTGAGGGTGCCTTAACAGGTAACGTAACGTCTGCCGGAACCTCCACCTTTTCCGCTGTGGATGTTAATGGCGGAGCTATCGACGGTACTACCATTGGCGCTACAACCGCTTCAACCATAGCAGGTACGACTGTCTCTGCCAGCAGTGGCTTTACGGGCAATCTTACGGGGGATGTTACGGGAGCGGTCACTGGTAACGTAACCGGCAATATTACTTCTTCTGGAACCTCTACGTTTAGCTCTATCGACGTAAACGGAGGTGCTATTGACGGAACCACTATCGGTAGCACTACAGCAGCAGCTATCACCGGCACGACCATCACTGCTAACACCGGCTTTACGGGTAACATCACTTCGACCGGAACCTCTTCGTTTAGCTCTATTGATGTAAACGGAGGTGCTATTGACAACGCTACTATTGGTGGCGCAACCCCAGCAGCTATCACCGGTACAAGCATCACTGCTAACACGGGATTCAGTGGCCCTCTTACTGGTAACGTAACGGGTAACCTCACTGGTAACGTAACTGGCGATGTAACCGGGAACGTGACGGGTGACGTAACAGGCGATGTTACAGGCGCAGTAGACCTCAATGGTGCGGTCCTGACCCTTGACGCAGATGCAGACACTACCATCACTGCTGATACAGATGACCAGATTGACATTGCTTTCGGTGGTAACGACCGCATTCAACTTTCGTCTGGTCTGATTGACCTGAAGAACGATGGCACTCAGTCTGAAGTAAGGCTCTACTGTGAGGTTTCTAACGCACACTACGCTGCACTTCAAGCGCCTGCTCACGGCGACTTCTCTGGTAACGTAACGGTAACTCTGCCGTCTAGCACAGACACTCTGGTAGGCCGGACTACAACCGACACTCTGACCAATAAAACCATTGATGTCTCTAACAACACCGTCTCTAATATTGCAGTGTCAAACCTTGCAGCATCAGCGATTGTGACTGCAACAGACACTATTGCCAGCAATGATAATGACACCAGTATTCCAACAACCGCCGCTGTAGTAGACTATGCTGCGACAACCGGCAAGGCCATTGCAATGGCTATCGTATTCGGAGGATAATTAAATGGCACAACCTAATATCGTAGGTGTAGATACCATTCGAGGTGAGACCGTTGGTTATGCGGTTACCACTTCAGAAGCGGCAGGACTGACAAACAACACCACTCATTCGGTTTATAAAGTCAATAGCGTTCTTGTAGCTAATATCGACGGCACAAATGATGCAGATATTGATGTTAGATTTTTTGATGATGATGTTGGCGGAAGTGGCACTAACTATTATATTGCAAAAGGCGTAACCGTACCAGCTAAGGCCACTCTTGATCTGCTGAACAAGCCAATCTACCTAGAGGAAAGCGACTCCCTTAAGTTTACTGCGAGTGCCGCTAGTGATCTTGAAGTTGTGATTAGCTACGAGATTATCATTCAGACGCCTTAAGGAGCAGCGTAATGCCAAGGAATTATATTGGCGGGCTAAAGGGTGTCACGCCGTTAGCAGGTGATCCTGTTGATCTACGGACAAGTGGCGTGTTTAACCTTGGGTCTCTTGGGGGCGACAGTGCTGCTGTAAGCGCAGATGCAGACTTTGACAGCGTAGTTCTGTTGCTGGATGGTGATGGAACTTCTGGTTCAACTACGTTTACAGATAAGTCGAACGCATCACCGACAATTACAGTAAATGGCGATACTCAAGTAACTACATCAGTCAAGAAATTTGGTAGTGGCTCGATTGATTTTGATGGTACTGGTGACTATTTAGAAGTTGACTTTGAGAATAACATTGGGGCTTCAGGAGAAGCGTTTACTGTAGAGTGTTGGGTATACTTTGATACCTATTATGATGATGGCGTGATCAATTTAACGCAGGGTGGATTTGGTCAGGGTTCTAATAGTCTTGCTATTGGCTACTTTTCCGGTGAATGGAGATTTTATGATGATAATACATCAACTGCTACTGGCGTAACTCCGGGTCCATCAACGGGCCAATGGTATCATGTAGCTATCGTGTTTAATGGCACAAACTTGGTATTTTATGTTAATGGATCTGCACGGCTTACTAGATCAAACCATGCGTCAAATATACCTTCAGGAGGATACCCCACAGTAATCTTTGGTGGATACTTTAGTTCAGTTTATTTAATGGATGGTAAGATTGACGACATTCGTGTAACCAAAGGCGTAGCAAGATACACCGGTAGCTTCACTCCACCTGCTGCACTACCCACACCTGTAGCTGGTGCCACAAAACCAACCCGAAAGTGGGGCGGCTTAGTCGGTCGGTCTCTTATTGAAACCACTGAAAGTACGGGAGATCAGTATTGGGATGATACAGTCCTGTACTTGAAGGCTAACAATAGCTCTACTGACGAGACGGGCAGGCATACCCCCACGATGGGGACTGGCGGATACAGCACAAACGTGCCTTTTTCTGCTTCAAACAACACGCATTCCTTTAATTTTAACAACACGACTGCGCATCGCATAACCCTACCTAACTCGACTGATTTTCAGTTTGGTAGTGGAGAGTTCACGATTGAGGCCTTTGTTTATTGGGATGGCACAGCACAACTAGGCGCTCTATTTAACACTTATGAAGGCCTCGGGTATGGTGGGCTGTTCTTTGGCGTGGCAGGCGCAGCAGGTGGCAACATGCGCCTTTATTGCTCGTCCAGCGGCAGCACTTGGGACATGGCCAACGGGGCTGATGGAGGTATGCAGCTTACTGCAAACACTTGGCACCATGTCGCTTTGGTTAGAGAAAGCAATGGCAGCTTCTACTCTTATTTGGACGGCACGAAGACAACGACCGCTCTCTCCACCAATACAGCCTCGATTTACACTAACGGCACTGACGACGCACATATTGGCGGCAATACCACAAACTATGAGTGGATGGGCCAGATTGATGAAGTCCGCATCACTAAAGGCGTGGCAAGGTACACTGATGACTTTGATAAACCGACAGCCTCGTTTCCCACGTCGGCTCCGGTATCCCCAAACAACGTCACTACCACCGGCAACCTCAAACTCTCTGAGTTACTTCAGGCGACTTATCCTGCTCCGGTCGCTGTTGCAACAGTAAACGGCTTCGACATCTCAACACTGACGGAGCAGTCAATCACCTCAATGACCGAAGACAATAACAGCGGTCGTGGTATTTATATTTCGCCAGATGGATACCATCTCTACCTCTTCAACCGGGCAGGCACTGACACCATACTCCAGTATTATCTATCCACGCCCTTTTACCCCAGCAGCCATTCGTATGTCCGTTCCAAGGATATTGGTAGTACGGTGAACGCAACTGGTATCACGTTCTCGAACGACGGCACAAAGGTGGCCGTTTGCGGATCGAGTGCTGACCAAGTTCGTTATGCAACTCTAAGCACAGCTTGGGATGTTTCGACTATGGGGTCGCTGTCTACAGCGCAAAGTTCGTTTAATACGAATAACCTCGGAACCATTCAGTTCATCAATGACGGTGAGTATTTTTTCCGAGGCTCAACGGGTGGTAGTTCATACCGTATCTTCAAGCTGGCATCAGCTTACGACCTTTCGTCGGCTCCAACTGCTACATATGGCAACACCGACAGCGGCGTTTGGATGTGCATTAAGAAAGACGGCACAATGGGGATAGGTCGTCATCCCGATAGGGAGGATCTGGGGGTGGTTGAACATACATACTCTACAGCTTACGATCCCAACACTTACACAGAGACGGACTTCCAAACCTTCGGCAACTTTTTCTCTGCTGCATCCGATTTTTCCGCCATTTGCTGTAGCACAGAAGCCTCTGGTGCGGACGCAGACAAGCACTTTTATTTCTATGAAAAAGAAGACGAACAGCTTTTCCATTTTGTTGCTTCGTGAGGCTTAATTACGTTATAACTTAACCCAACTAAGGAGAATATTATGACTGATCAAAAGCAATGGTTTATGTCGAAGACTGTATGGGGGGTACTGCTTATGCTTGCCTCTTCTGTTCTGGCCAGTGTTGGCCTTGAGCTAGATGCAGCTTCCCAACAACAGATTGTAGACCTTATCATGCAGGCTATCACTGTAGGTGGTGGTGCATTGGCTGTCTACGGTCGAGTGACGGCTAAGACTGCCCTTAAATGAGTAGAGACCTTACCTCTGTAGTTTCCACAGCACTGTCAGCGGACGTTATTGAGCCGTTCTTTGCTGTGGATCTGCTCTTTGACTCACCCAACCAAGTCTATCTGTGGAATGGTATCGGAGACCTTACCATCAGCAGTAAGACCTATCTTGGGGCAGGAGAGCTGTTGCAGATTGCTGCGATTGAGGAGACCTCTGATATCGCTGCTAGAGGTGCTTCACTAAGTCTTAGTGGTATCGACAACTCTGCAAGCTCTCTGTTCCTTAAAGCTCTGGCTACACCTTATCAAGGCAGGGTCTGTAAGATCTACTTTGGTGTGATGGGAACTCCTTCTGACTATGTAGAGGTCTTTTCCGGTTATATGGACCAGATGTCTATTGAGGAAGGACCAGAGACCACTACTATTTCCCTCTCAGTAGAGAACAAGCTAGTGGCTTTGGAGCGTCCTGCTGGTACTAGATACACCGCTTCCTCCCAGAGAGACCGACATCCCGGAGACGCAGGCTTAGATTTTGTAGCTGGCTTACAAACTAAGAAGATTATATGGGGGGCTATCCCTGAGTGAATTATCAGCAAGAGTTCTTGATACAAGTCAAGGACGACATCCGACCTTTGCTAGAAGAACATTGGCAAGAGATTGCCCTTAACAAAGATAAGATAAAGCTAAACCCTGATTGGGCAGCTTACGAGACCCTTGAGGATGACAACCGATTAAGAATATTTACGGCTAGAGAGGGAGACCTCTTGGTGGGATATTTTGTTACGGTCCTCGGGTTCAACATACATTATAAAGACCATCTCTTCGCCACTAATGATGTTATTTTCCTGCACCCCGACTACAGAAAGGGTAGGACAGGAATAAAACTCATTCAGTTTGCGGAGCAGTGTCTTAAAGAAGACGGAGTGTCTGTCTTGTCTATTAATACGAAAGTTCATAAGCCCTTTGATAAGCTCATGGAGTTCCTTGGCTTTGGTCTGATTGAACGAGTCTATTCCAAGTACATAGGGGAATAAGATGCAGTCTCTCGGATCTGCGTTACTCCAAGGTGGTCTTGGAGCTATATCTGGTGGACTGCGAGGCGGTCTTCCGGGTGCCTTAATCTTCGGCGGTATTGGTTTTATCGGAGGCTTTGCCTCTTCCTATCTAACCAAAAGGGCCACTGAAGACGCCTTAGGCAACTTACCTCAGCCCGGATCAGCAGTTGTACCGGGTGCAATAGAACCTAAGTTTGGTGGTTATACTGTAAGCCGTAGGGGGGCTGCACTTTCCCATCAAGTCATTTATGGGGAAACTAAGGTCGGTGGTGTCATTGTGTTTGATGATGCCTCTGGTGCTGACAATAAGTATCTTAGCCGCATTATTGCCTTTGCTGGGCATGAGATTGATTCCTTCCAGCAGATTTATATGGGTAAGTACCTGCTTTCCATTACAGGGGATAGTGTAACCTCTGCTCAAGAGGTTGATGAGAACGGGCAGGCTGTAGGGTCTCCAACCAATAAGTTTAACAACTACATCAAAGTCCGTAGGATGTTGGGCAATCACAGCCAGAGTCTTAACGGATCTACCTTTACCAACTTTAGTACCAAGTGGACTACTAACCATAAGCTCTTGGGCATAGCGCACCTTGCCATTCTGTTTGAATATGCAGATGATGTATGGGAAGAAGGCCTGCCAGAGATTGCTGCTAAGATCAGGGGTAAGAAGGTTTACGACCCTCGTACCTCTACTACGTCATGGTCTAATAACCCTGCTCTAATCGTAAGAGACTTCCTGACTGATGACGATTACGGTCTTGGTGAGGACTCAGCTAACATTGATGATACCCTGATCCAGACCGCTGCTAACGTCTGTGAAGAGACTGTAACGGATGGTGATAGATACACAGCTAACGGTGCTTGGGTAACCTCTCAGGCTCCTATTGACGTGCTTACACAGCTAATGACTTCCTGTGCAGGGATGCTGTGGTATGCGCAAGGTGAGTGGCGTTTTAAGGCTGGTGATTATGTAGCGCCTACGGTCACTTTGACTGAAGATGACCTACGTTCTCCTCTTTCTGTAGTTACTCGACATTCGAGGCGAGATAACTTCAATGGTGTAAGAGGCACCTTCAGAGGCCCTCAAACCAACTACCAGTTCACTGACTACCCTAAGGTCTCTGACACTGGCTTTGTCACTGTAGACGGTGGCGAGGAGGTTCTGATGGATCTCACGCTGCCTTTCACTGACACCTCAGAACAGGCACAGCGATTAGCTATCATTGCTCTGGAGAAGAATAGAGAGCAGATTAGTGTCACTGGTACATTTGGCTTGAATGCCTTTGCTCTGCAAGTGGGTGATAACGTACAAATCACTAACTCTCGGTTTGGTTGGACGAACAAAGTCTTTGAGGTTGTCGGCTGGTCCTTCGGTATTGAGGATCTGGACATACAGGTTAATCTGTCTCTAAGAGAGACTAACGCTAATGTGTATGATGAATACCTCAACGTAACCGGCTTTGAGTCTAACAACACTAACCTCCCCGGTTCTCTAGGAGCTGTAACAGGAGGAGACGTAAGCTCCACTACGAATGTCACTGGTCTGACTGCCTCTGGTGGTGTACGAGAGATTTACGTCAACTGGACTAACCCGATTAATAATAACTACAACTATACACGCTTGTATTTTAACACCTCCTCAGGAAGCCCCGGTAGCAACTACGCTAACGTCACAGGTGAGTCGTATCGTCTTACAGGACTAAACGCAAACGACACCAGATATTTCTGGGCGCAGGCTTATGACACTTCTAATAATACTTTAGGTGCGCAAGTTGGGCCTGTTAGCGCTACTGTCAAAGACATCACTACTGATGATATTGAGAATGACGCTATCACTAATGCGCTGATTGCTAATGATGCTGTAGATACCAATCAGTTAAACACAAGCGCTGTCACCACAATCAAAATCCAAGAAGATGCCATTTCTACAACCACTCTGACAGAAGACTTGAACAACAGCACAAGAGCTTTTGATCAGACATATAACTTTACAATGGACTCGGCAGGAACACTAACTGCATTTGCTTACATTAAAGTAAATGGCAACCTTTCTGCGGGTAC